TTCGCTATCCCACGAGGTTAGAACGAGACTAAGCGCGTACTCTTCCATCATATCGCTTGGCATAATTTAGCCCCTCCTAAAGGGCTTAGAGGTCTAAGGGTTAGACACTCCCCACCCCCCACCGCGTGAGCGATGAGGGGCAGGCAGGGGCTAACCTACATTGACCGGAAATAGTGACCGCCACTCTCCCAGAAATCACCCATTAGAAGATCGCGGGCATATCTCTCGAAATCGAAGTAATACGAGAGAGAGTCCGGCAGATCGTGAAGCACTCCTAACGCGTTAGCCATCTCCTCACCGAAAGCGGTATCTGACTCGAACTCGCCGAAATATGCCTCACGCATAGCGTCGGGGTCTGCCTCGCACCCATTAGAAAGCCACGCCTCCCACGCCTCGCGCTCACTATCGTCCACGCTTGCGAGCAGTTCGGCTTTCTCTTGCGCCTCCATAGGCGAACACTCCCCCCTGAGTGCGCCCTCGAAGCCCTCGTGATCGAATACCCAGAACTCATCTGCCCCGCAGGTAGCGCACTTATCACCGGCAAGGGTGACGGCTAGGGAAATCTCTCCCGCCCTCTCGCCCTCTACCCACGCGCCGTTGAGTCTGCCCTCGTTATAGCACCCTAAGCACCCTACCCAGGCGCGAGGTGTTGTTGTTGTCGTTTCCATTGTTAGCCCCTCTTTCCTTGTTGTTGGTAGTGGAAAGCCTACGCCCTCCCTACCGTATAGCGTAGCAGATTCTACGCTATACGATAGGCAAGACTTAGACTAATTCTATAAAAGCGAAAGAGCCATTCTCATTCAGTTCTATCAACCTCGCTTCGATTTCCTCCCGACCCTTTCCCTTTCCCATCAGTTCATCAAGACATTCGGCGTTCATTTGCTCAAACATCCCTAGAGGGAGGGCGGCGATTCTCTTGATAAGTGGAGAATCTAACGCCACCCTAGAGACATATTCACGCCCATCGAAAGTGAAAGGGTATGTCGTGAATGCTTCTTCCTTCGTCATCGTGTTCATTTTTTTATTCCTTCCGTTAGGTTAGGAGGGCTAGCCCCTCCCTACCCCTCACCGCGTGAGCGGTGAGAGATAGGCAGACTCTAGGCCCCGATTTGCTTTCGGTATCGCGCTGCTTGGGCGAATTGGAATTCTAGGCCCTTTCGGGTCACATTAGACTTTCGCCCGATCTTGACCGGCGCGAATCTAGCCCAAGAGAGTAAGTCCGTTAGGTGTAACCCTTTCTCATCCTCTACGACGGCCAAGCGGTTATCTATGTTGAGAAATACCATCCCGCCGCCCCTATCTTCTAGGCCGTCGCTTAGATTCATTTCGACGGCTAATTCCCTCAATGTTGCCATTTCTAGCCCCTTTCTCTTTCCTATTCCTAGCGAATAGGCCACCGCTCACGGCGTGGCCGTGAGCGATAGTCCACCTACTAGGCCGTGAGAAGATCACGCGCTAGGCGTGGCGAATCTTCCCGTAATTCTTCCGTGTCGGCTATGTCGAACACATATCGCCAGGAGAATCGGATCGGCGAATCATCATCTTTCGCGCTTAGTGGCACTAGCACCGCGATACCTTTCGCACCTTTCTTCACGCTACGCCCAGACTCTCGCCACGCGTGAAAGCCCGCGCATTGAGTGGCGTTAGGGCGTTGAGCGATGATCGCGCAAGCGTTAGCGAATGAGTAGTGAGAGAGTAGCCCGAAAGGTAGATCGGGATTCGATTCGGATACCGCTTTCGCGCTAGCCCTTAGATCACTGATGAATTGTGCCTTATCTTCTTTCGATCTTGCCATCATTAGCCCCTTTCTAATTCTGCCCCTAGTAGGCAGACCACCCGTCACCCGCGATGGGTGACGGATAGCCCGTCGGCTAGGCGAATGCCTTGCTTTCTGATTCTGAGCATTCTTGATCGGGGCAGACTAGGCGAATCATCCCGCCATAAGCCCGCGACGATCGAACAACTACCGCACCGCATAGGGCGCACCTAATGAATCCCTTGTCGCTCATTAGATCGCCTCGCCTAGTTGATCGGTGATCGCCTTACGAAATGCGCTAGTAGCGCGGGAGGCAGATCGGAAACGGTCACGGTCGAATCTAGGACTTTCACTCTCGAATAGTGCGATGAGATCGCGCTCGATCTGATCAATAGGCGCGAGACCTAACATCCGCGCCCTAGTTGGTCTTTCTTCTACTACCTCGCGGGCAGATCGAAGAATCGAGGCAATTGCCTCATAGTCTTTTTTGCTCATAATTAGCCCCTAATTCTTGCTTGTTTCTATGCGGTATTTCCGCACTAGGAGGACGATAGCAGTTTCTAACGTATATGGAAGACAATTCAGGGAAGTTTCTAGAATTATTTTCATTAGAACATTCGTTCGATTATCTAGGTCTAGCGATCTCATCCGGCGGGGGAATCGGTGCGCTAGGCGAACACGCGGGGCGGGTCATCCGGCGCGGGTGTCGCGTGGATCGCGGGGCAATAGATCGCGGGGCGGGTTATCAGGTAGCGGGCTAGGCAATAGGCAAGGGCGGGGAGAGTGCCGTAGCGGTCTGCCGGTGGGCAGTTACTTATTGATTAGGTGGCAGGCATATAAGGGGAAAGGGTGCGCCGGTGAGGTAGTGAGCGCGACGGCTTTCCCTCTACCACTAGCCGTCTGCCGTCTGCCCTGCGGGTCTGCGCCGAAAAAGACCCCAGGGTGCTAAATCTGTTGGCACGGGTGGGTATATACCCTCACAAAATATCTCGACTAAAGTCAATCTATTGTGTTCGGCTATACCGTTTGTCCGTATTTGTACAGATATAAAGATGAACAATAGGTGATTTCCATCACATTAGAGGGAAATCGCTATTTTTTTCTGCCTTAGTGTAGTAGTAGAGAGAGAGAAACGGTACGCCCCTAGTTTCTCTCGATACGGCCCCCTCTCGTTGACACTTCGGGGGCCTAGTACCAACCGTCTTTACCCCTCGCTGCGCTGTGGCTTGCGAGGGAGTTCTGTAGCGCCTACGGCGCTTTTAGTGGGGTGTATTCTGCCCACCGATCCAAAGGATGGCAATGGCCAAGAACAAGAAGAAGTCCTACCTAGTGACCCCTGCGGGGTCTACTGCTACCTCCAAGAAGCAGAATCCCAAGGTAGAGCGTATCGCCAATATAGCCAAGGGCGTCGCTATAGCGGCCATCCCAGTAGGTCGTGCAGCAACCACTGTAGGTAAGGTGGTCTCCAAGGTCGTCACTCCAAAGTTATCTTCGGCGGGTAAGACAACTAAGACTCGTACCTTTACCCAAGGTTCTAAGGCCAAGATTGAAGCCAGAGGTCCTGGAGGCACAGCCTATTCTCCAGTGAAGAAGACCAAGGTCAAGGTGGACTACGAGACCAAGAAACTCTCCGTCCGTCAACAACAGAATGTGAAGGCCCTCACAACATCCCAAAAAGCAAGAGGGGCGTTGAGGACTGCTAAGGGAGCCGCTGCTGGTGTTGTAGGTAGCCAAGAGCCAAAGAGCAAGAAGAAGGCTTCCCAGAAAAAGAAGAAGTAGATGTCAGACAAACAAGCCGCTGATCTGGCTAAGAGGGTCATCCTCCAATGCCTAGCGGAGGGTATGACAGTAGAGCAGGCCTGTGGGGTGGCAGGTAAGTCTCCCAAGACTTGGGAGTACTACCGTAGGTCAGACCCCCACTTCAAGAGCCTAGCGGATAGAACACGGCTAGGTGCGGTATCCAAGAAGTTTACCGAGGCTGAAGCCCAAGACCTAGACTTCGTATCTTTCAGAAAACGCTTCCTCCACTCTGAGACCTTCGCCCACCAGAAAAACCTGGTAGAGGTGATCGAGGGTCAGGACCCAGGCTGGCTACACCCCTCTATGCGCTTCGAGCGGGGTACGGCGAATAACCGCATCCTCATCAACATCCCACCGAACCACGCCAAGTCAATGACGATTACGGTGGACTACGTCACCTACAAGATCGTCAACAATCCGAACTTCCGAGTTCTCATAGTTTCCCAGACCCAGCGCTTGGCAGCGGACTTCCTCTACGCTATCAAGCAGCGCCTTACCCACCCAATGTACGAAGAACTCCAGCAGGCCTACGCTGCAGGGGTGGGCTTCAATACCAAGACTGCCTCCTGGCAGGCTACCCGTGTTACCTTCGGAGAAGAACTTAGAGAGTCCTCTGAGAAGGACCCCAACATTGAAGCCGTTGGTATCGGCGGTCAGATCTACGGTAAGCGTGCAGATATGATTATCATAGATGACGCCGTTACCCTCTCTAACGCCAATGACTTTGAGCGACAGATCAAGTGGCTCACCCAGGACGTACGCTCCCGTTTGAACCCAACGGGTAAGTTGGTTGTCGTAGGTACGCGAGTTGCATCCGTTGACCTTTACCGAGAACTACGTAACCCAGATAGATACCCAGGCGGCCTGGTCCCTTGGACCTATCTAGCGATGCCAGCCCTGCTTGAGCCTAATGAAGACCCCGATCAGTGGGTCACGCTCTGGCCTTATTCAGACCAACCCTTTGATGGACAAGAGGAGAGTGACAAGACCGAGGATGGTCTCTACCCCCGATGGAATGGTCGTCACCTCTACAACGAACGTCAGGCTATGGACGCTTCTACTTGGGCCTTGGTCTATCAGCAGCAAGATATTTCTGACAATGCTGTTTTTGATCCTGTCTGTGTGCGTGGCTCGATTGACGGTATGCGTAAATCAGGTGGTCTCAACCCAGGCTACCCAGGACACCCTAAGTCTACCCAAGGTTTTCATTTCATCTGCGGCCTCGACCCAGCAATGGTTGGAGATACAGCAGCCGTTTGCTACGCAGTTGACCGCAATACGCACAAGCGCTATATCGTCGATGCCATCAAGATTACAGGACCAACGCCTGCTCAAATCCGTAGCCTAATGTTTGAGTGGACGGATACGTACAAGCCGTCCGAGTGGATTGTAGAGCGTAACGCCTTCCAGTCCTTCCTTACCCAAGACGAAGGCATCCGTCAGTATCTAGCAACGCGAGGTGTCATCCTTCGTGAACACCACACCGGAAACAACAAGTGGGACTCAGGCTTCGGAGTCGCCAGTATGTCCACATTGTTTGGAACGAAGCAAAGCGATGGTAAGCACCATCGAGATAATCTTATCCATCTTCCTTCGGATCAGACAGAGAATATCAAGGCGCTCATAGAGCAACTTATTACCTGGTCTCCTACGACTAAGGGTAAGACCGATATGGTGATGGCCCTCTGGTTCTGTGAGATCAGAGCGCGAGAGATTATCAACAATGGGCAGCACAATGTCCACCATATGAAGAATCCGTTTCTGACCAGATCAGAGCGAGCAAAGCGAGTGGTTATCAACTTAGATGACCTCTTCGAGCAAAAAGAACAACAATTCATCTAAGGAGTCAATATGAAGAAGAAGGCAGTCAAACTCGGCGCTATGGTTGCAGAACGCCAAGGAACGGTAAATAAGAAGACTCGCGCAAAGATTGCAAAAGATTTCAGTGTAGGCAAAAAGGGCGTCAATGCAGGATATATTTCTGGAAAGAAAGATATGGCTGCTGCAGCGCGAGCAAAGAAGAAGAAGTAATGCCAGCCAAAAAGAAGCCTAAGATTTTTACACCCAAGAGATTGCCAAGCGATAGCGATGTGATGATGCCAGGCTATTCATATCCTAAGAAGATGAAGAAGCAAGTAGAAGCGCAGCGCAAGAAGTCTAACAAGAAGTAGGTCAAATGCTTACAGTGAAGGAAGTAGCGGCTAAGGCCTCACGCCTACAGACCCGCTACGCAGCGAGAGATCAGCGTATGCGCGATGTTCTCTCCGTGCGTCAGGGAGACATCTCCAAGGTCTACCCTGCGATGTTCTCTGAGGAGTACCCAAAGCCTCTTGTCGCTAACTTTGTCGACGTTGCAGCGCGGGACCTTGCAGAGGTAATGGCTCCACTGCCATCCTTCAACTGCTCTGCAACCAATATGGTCTCTGACTCTGCTCGTAAGGCAGCAGATACCCGCACTCGTATTGCCAACTACTATGTTGCTACATCCGACCTTGGTATCCAGATGTACTCTGGAGCAGACTGGTTCAACACCTATGGAATGTTGCCAGCCATCGTTGAGATGGATTACGAGTCGAACAGCCCCAAGATCCGTATGCTCAACCCATTCGGAGTCTACCCAGAAATTGACCGCTTCGGTAGGACCATCTCGCTTACACAAATCATCGCATCAGATGCAGAGACCTTAGCGGCACAATTCCCAGAGTACGCAAGCCAGATTATTAGCCGTAACCAGATGACTCCTGGCAGCCCTTATCTTTCCGTCATTCGTTACCACGACAAAGACCAAGACCTAATCTTCCTACCAGAACGCAACAACTTAGTTCTTGCCAACACCCCTAACCCAATTGGCAAGTGCCTGGCTCGCGTAGCCCTCCGCGCCTCTCTAGACGGTGAGGCTCGTGGCCAGTTTGATGATGTTCTAGCGGTACAACTTGCACGTGCGCGTTTTGCTGTCTTGCAGATCCAAGCGGCAGAGAAGAGCATCCAAGCGCCTATTGCAATTCCGCAGGATGTACAAGAACTCGCTCTTGGCCCTGACGCTATTATGCGATCCGCTAATCCCCAAGCGATTAGGCGCGTACCGCTAGAACTTCCAAACGGAGTCTTCACTGAGTCCGGCGTTCTTGAGCGTGAACTTCGCCTCGGCGCTCGCTACCCAGAAGTACGTAGCGGAAACCTTGACGCATCTATCATCACAGGTCGTGGAGTCCAAGCACTTCAGGCCGGATTTGATACGCAAGTTCGTGCAGCACAGGCACAGTTTGCTCGTCTCTTTACTGACCTCGTTTCCCTCTGCTTTGAAGTAGACGAGAAGATCTTTGGCTCCATCACCAAGGAGATCAAGGGTACTGACGATGGAACACCGTACTCGATGAAGTACGTTCCATCCCGCGATATCAAGGGTGAGTACGGCGTAGATGTCCGTTACGGCATTATGTCTGGTATGGACCCTAACCGCGCTATCATCGCACTTCTCCAGATGCGTAGCGACAAACTCGTTTCACGAGATTATGTACGCCGAGAAATCCCAATGGAGTTGAATGTCACACAAGAAGAACAAAGGGTTGATATTGAAGAGATGCGTGATTCTCTTCGCGTTGCTCTGGCTCAGTATGCCCAGGCTATCCCTGCTCTGGCAGCGCAAGGACAAGACCCCGCTCAAATCATTGCTCGCATTTCTGAAGTTATCAAAGGCCGACAAAAAGGCCTCCAGATAGAGACCGTCATCGAAAGGGCTTTTGCTCCAGAAGAGCCATCGCCAGAAGAGATGATGATGGCACAACAGATGTCACCAGCAGGTGCGGCCCCCGCCCCTGCCTCGCAGCCAACTCCAGAAACCCCTGGCGGTATGGCCCCTGCTGGTGCTACTCGTCCCGATATAGCAACACTGCTCGCCTCAATCGGCGGCGCGGCTTAGTAGAGGAGGTGGTTATGAACAAGGGAAAGATTCAGAAGGCTGTTGAAGTCAAGCCAATCGAAGGCAAGCGTGATACCTCCAAGCCAAAAGGCGGCAAGGTGTTCTTCGGAATGGTTGTACCAGGTCGTAAGGGCAAGAAGGCCTAGTTAGTTTTAGAAGGGACTGAGCGATGTACGATCCAGGTAGCGATGATGTGCCTCGCTCAGTAACCCCTGCTGATTTCTTAGTCATAACAGCGGGGTTGTTACACAACATAGCGTCGTCAATACACGCATTTACAGAAGATTTGATGGAACTCGCCACATATAACGCAATACGACAGAACAAAGTCAATGCGGTGTGGGAGCAGTTCGCAAACGATTTAGAAAAGATGGAGGACTAATGGCAGAGCCAAGAAACCCACTCGCTGGGGCTGCTGGTCCAGGTAAGTTCTCTACACGTACAGATTTGCCACCGTCACAAGAATACGGCGAGCGCAAGGCAACTCAAGAGATTATGCAAGGCGCTCCTACAGCCAAGACTCGTGGTGTTGCTGACCCTAAGTTGGGTCGCCCACGTAGCGTCACTCCACTTTTTGCTGAGACTGAGCGACCAGATGAGCCAATCACCGCTGGTATTGATCGCGGTCCTGGCCCTGGTTCAGAGGCTCTTGGTATGAACCGTATGGAAGATGAGGATACAAACTTCAGGGCAAACATTGCAGCCTATATGCCTGTCTTGACCTATGTGGCTGATTTGCCTGATACCTCGCCAGAGACGCGCAGAATTATCAGACAACTAAGGGATTCTCTGTGAGTGTATGGAACAGAATCGGTGATGTCGCTAGTAACGTCGGTAAGTTCGCAGGTGAAATTGCGGGTGCTGGCGCTGGCGTAGCCCGTTTTGCGTGGGATGTAGGCACTGCTCCTTGGAACGATAACGAAGAGTACAACGGCTTTGCC